AGGGGCGGCCACCTACACCGCCGGACAGTACGCCAGCCGGATCGCGGGCGTGCTGGCGGGCATCCCCGCAGGCATGTCGGCCACCTACGCCCCCCTGACGGAGCTGACCGCCGTGACGCCCCGCTCCACACAGGAGCAGGAGGCGGCCATCAAAGCGGGCAAGCTCATCCTGATCCACGACGGCGTCAAGGCCAAGATCGCCCGGGGCGTCAACTCCCTGACCACCATCCCCGCCACGGGGAAGGCGGACTGGAGCAAGATCAAGATCGTGGAGGGGATGGATCTCCTCACCTACTATCTGCGCACCACCATCCAGGACGAGTATGTGGGCCGGTACGCCAACACCTACGACAACAAGTGCGTCCTGGTGACCGCCATTCAGACCTTCCTGGCCGAGCTGGAGGGCCAGGGGGTGCTCTCCTCCGGGGAGAGCTGGGCGGAGCTCGACGCGGAGGCCCAGGAGAAGTGGATGCGCTCCCAGGGCATTGAGACGGCGGACATGACCGCGCAGGAGATCAAGGAGTATCAGACCGGGAGCTGGGTCTTTGTCCGGGTGGGCGGCCGCTTCGTGGACGCCATGGAGGACTTCCAGCTCTCCGTGGACAACCTGTAGCGGGGGCAAAAAAGCCGCCCCGGAGGGGCGGCAGGATTTATTCTTTCGATTTTTGTTTGGCGCGGGCCGCTCGTTCTTTGGCCCGAACCAGCTCCGGGTTTTCCGCGCGTTCTTTTCGGCGCTTTTCGTTCCTGGCTGGGTAGTAAGCCTCCTTGTTGGCCTGGTTCCAGGCCCGTGAGGCTAGGCGATCCACCGCGCGGACGGCCTCGTGGGCGCAGTCGGGACAATACTTTTGCCTGCCTGACTTTACCACATACTCTTTCCCGCAGACCGTGCATTTGTCGATACTGCCAAGAGGGCGGTCGGCCTTTCGCCCCTTTTTTCGCTTCCTCGCGTCTGCCTCTTTACTTCGCGCCAGACGGCAGGCCGGACAATACCATGCGCGGGGGCCGCCATCAAAGACAGCGCCGCACTGGCGGCAGATACGGGGCTTCACAACAGTGGCCATGCAATTACCCCAGCAGCTCTTTCAGCTTTGCCAGGTTCCCGGCGTTTGGGCTGACCTTGCCGCTCTCCCAGCGGGAGACCACGGCTTGGTCAACGCCCATCGCATCGGCAAGCTGGGCTTGCGTCAGGTTCTTGGCTTTTCGGGCCGCGGCAATGTCAAATTCGGCAGACGCAAGAGGGCGCGTGCCTTTTCCGGCAAAATAGCCCATCTGCCAAGCCCCCTGTATTTCAAGGGGCTGGAACTTTTCAGAGCCTCCCTCCATGGGCGGGTCAATGCTGGTGATCTCGCAAAGCGCCTCGCCGATCTGCCGGTCGAGATCCCCCTTTAGGAGCCCAAGCCGGTGAGCGTCGGAAACGACTCTGGCGCTTGCTGTATACGGGCGCTGAGCGGCAAGGGTGAAATCCCCGCCGATCTCCTGCGGATATGCCGCCGCGTTGAGCCGGCCGAACACCCAGCCGAACACGTATGCTTCTCTGTTTGTCATAACAATCCTCCTATCAAAGCCCCAAAAGCTCCGCAAGATTTTTCTGATTCTGCTCACACTTGGCCTTGTACTCGTCGCTCTGATGCCATTCGGCGGACTTGCGGCACATGACATCATCTAGGTCGGCAAACAACTGGGCAATGGAGGAACCATGGTTCTCCATCGGGGGGTAGAGGTAGCACAGGGTTTCGCGGACGGCATACAGTTGGTCAAGGGTCATACGCTCAAAACGCTCTTTCATCATGGTATGGTCCTCCTTTTCGTTCAGGCGGCCACGAAGCTGCCGGTCATGTTGTCCACATAGCCGATACGCTCGGTGCGCTTACGGTTCCAGGCGTTGGTGTAGACAGCAACCTCAACATAAGTGCGGTTATGGCCGCCCTTGGCCCAGTCATTGATGCGGATCTTGGTGTTCCAGGTGATATTTTCGGCGACGGCTTCAGCGGCCTTGATGGCCTTGGCGAGCGCCCAGGCGGCTTTGAGAGCGATGGACATGGACACGTTAGCGCTGCGGCGGATGCTCCAGGCGTTGATCATGATCTCGTGCTTGTTGTACATAACTCATTACCTCCTGGGATCGCTCCCTCTTGATGATTTAATTATATCATAAAATATGATAATGTCAATACATATTTCAAAAATATTTGCCGCTCCGCAGTTGTGGGAGACGGGGGCGGCACCAGTGAGCGAGAGGCACGGCGGGACAGGCCCCCGCCGCCTCACAAAATAGAACGGCCCCGGAGGGGCAGAAAGGATGAATAGACTATGGCCAAGACATTGGACAGCGCCAGGCGGGTCATTTCGGGCACCTGGGGCGAGCTGTGGATCGACGGGGAGAAGGTGGCGGAGGTTTCCGCCTGCCAGGCCAAGGTGGCGCTGAACAAGGAGACCGTCAACCTGTGCGGCCGGTTCATGACCACCCACAAGGCCATGAACGCCAGCGGCACCGGGAGCCTGACGATGTACAAGGTGGACTCCGGCTTCGCCCAGAGGATGGAGGGCATCAAGCGCGGCGTGGACCGGCGCTTCACGGTGATCTCCAAGCTGCGGGACCCGGACAGCTACGGCGCGGAGCGGGTGGCCCTCTACGACGTCAGCTTCGACGACCTGACCCTGGCCGACTGGAAGGCTGCCGCCGTGGGCTCGGTGACCGCCCCCTTCACGTTCAGCGACTACGAATACCTGGATCAGATTGAGGTGCAGTGATGGAGAAGAACGATGTGATCGCAAGCCTGCTGGAGCTGCCGGAATTTGAACCGGACCGGAAGACGGTGAAGCTCCCCCGGCTCAACCTGGTGCTGGAGCTCCAGGAGGTGCCCTATAACAAGCTGGTGCGCATCCGCCGGGAGGAGGACGCCCAGCTCCACCTGATCCTGGCTGCCGTGGTCAACCACCCGGAGCTGCGGCAGGCGGAGTGGTACCACGACAAGGAGGGCTGCGCCACGCCGGTGGACGCGCTGAAAAAGCTGCTGCGCATGGGCGAGGTGGAGAAGCTGTGCCGGGTCATCGACCAGCTCAACGGCTACGGGCCGGGGAGCGTGACGGTGCTCTCCGGCCCGGAGCTGGAGGGGGCGGCCATCGGCGCGGCCCTGGAGGAGCTGGAAAAAAACGGGCCAGCCGCGCAGATCTGATCGCCGCCCAGCGGCTGCTGATGGAGCACGGCGTGCTCCCCGGGACGTTCCTGCGCCTGCCCCCGGGGGAGCGCGCCCTGGTCTGCGCGATGATGATTGACTACAAGCGGCAAAAGGAGGAAGGATGATGTCGGGGCGAAAGAGCGACGCCAGCATTGCGTTCAGCGTGACGGACAACCTGTCCCAGTCCATCGTGGGGATGAAGAACTCCGTCAACTCCTTCCGGGCGGACGTGACCGGGCTGCAGGCAAGTTTGGACAAGCTGGACAGTACCCGGTTCCAACTGAAAAACTTTGACCTGAAGAATGCCAAGCGGGAGCTGGAGAGGACAAAACAGGCATTCGAGGAGCTGGGCGAGGCCGCCACGGATGCCGAGCGGGAGGCGGCCAAGGCAGACTTCCAAAAGGCAAACCAAAATTATGAGAACGTCCGGCGTCAGTTGGACCTGGTCAGCAAGCAGGCCCGGCAGGTGGAGAAGGACATGCTGGACGCCTCCAGCGCCATCAGCAAGGCGGACAACCGGGCGGGGGCAGGCGCGGGGCGGGGCGGCTCCTCCATGCTGGCCGCCCTGGGCAAGGCGGGCCTGGGCCAGATGGCCGGCGACGCCGCCCAGGAGGTGGCCAACCTCCTGATCGGCTCGGCCTTCGGGGACGAGGCGGGCGGCGTGCTCTCCTCCGGCCTGTCCGGGGCCATCTCCGGCGCGGCCATCGGCAGCATCATCCCCGGTATCGGCACTGCGGTGGGCGCGGCCATCGGCGGCGGCCTGGGGGTGCTCCAGGGCGCAACGCAGGCCGCCGGCAGCCGGGACGAGGCGTTCAAGGCATATTATGGAGACCTGTACGAGCAAGGCCAGACGGCCGCGGACGAGAGCCTGACGGCCGGCTCGGCCACAGCAGCTCAGCGGGAGCTGGACACCATTGCCTTCAACAAGCTGCTGGGCTCCGGTGTGGGCGACCAGTACCTGGAGCGCCTGCGGGCCCTGGCGGCGGAGACGCCGCTGGAGTACGCGGATCTGACCGGCATGAGCCGGGCCCTGGCCACCGGCTTCGGGGACAGCCCGGAGCGGATGCTGGAACTCATGCGGGCCATCGGCGACGCAGGCAGCGCCGTGGGCGTCTCGGCCGCCGACATGGAGGAGATGGCCCGCGCCATGAGCCGGATGAACAGCTCCGGCAAGGCCACGCTGGAGTTCCTCAACATTTTCCAGGACCGGGGCGTGGATGTGATCGGGATGCTGGGGGAGGCCCTGGGGAAAACCCAGGGCGATATCTATAGCATGATCTCCAAGGGGGAGATTAACGGCCAGACGGCCGCCAACATCATCCAGGCCGGTATGGAGTCCGCCTATAAGGGCTCCATGGAGGAGATGGCCGTCACCTTCAGCGGCTTGACATCTACCCTGGAGGATACCATGACGGAGATTGACAATGCACGGGGTGAGGGGTACAACGCAGAGCGCTCCGGCGGCCTCCAGGCGGAAATTGACGCCTATGGCGGTGCGCTGGGCCAGGCGGTGGAGAGCCTCAACGCCATTGCGGGCCAGAACGAGGCGTACCTGGAGAACCTGTCCGAGCAGTACACCCGGGAGGCCCTGTCCGCCGTGCTGCTGGGGGAGACACCCAGCGGCATCTATGGCCCGGAGCAGCAGGAGGAGCTGGCCGCCATGCGGGAGGAGTACCAGGCGGCCAGCGAGGCGTATGCGTCCGGCAGCCAGGAGGCGGGGCTCAAGATGGACAGCCTGCGGCGGGAGGCGGAGGGCCTGGCCAAGGCGGCCTATGAGAGCAGCGAGCAGTACCAGAGCGTACATGACACGGAGCTGGATCTGATCAGCGCCATCCGGGAGAATACCGCCGCCCTGTCCGGCTGGCGGAATGAGTATGAGACACAGCAGGCCATGACCAAGGGCAGCCTGGTAAACCTGATCGGAGAAAACAGCCTGGTGGGCCAGGCGATGGGCTTTTTCAGTGGTGCATCGGCACTGGTCGGAACCGGGTCGGAGACTACCACAGGACTGTCCGTAGAGGAGCGGCAGGCCGGCAACTGGCGGCGGGGCGGCTACTACGACGAGGACGGCGTATGGCGTTCGCACGCCGCCGGGCTGGAGCGGGTGCCCTACGACGGGTACGCCGCCCTGCTCCATGAGGGGGAGCGGGTGCTCACTGCCCGGGAGGCCCGGCAGGCCGACCAGGGCGGCGGGGCGCAGGTGACTATCACCGGCAACACCTTCCAGGTGCGCCAGGAGAGCGACATCGACGCCATCGCGGAGGCCCTCTACCGGAAGCTCCGGCTGGCACAGATGGGAGGGGTGCGGTAGTGCTGCGGCTGATTACCTTCCTGGAGGAGGCGGCCGGTGTGGAGCTGGTGCTGCCCGTCACCCCATCCAGCTACCAGTGGGCCCATGAGGCCGCCATCGAGACGGTGACTGTGGACCAACTGGGGGATCTCAACTTTTTTCGGAGGAAAAAAAGATGGGGAGCACCACCCTGCACGACTGCCTTCT